TGCTTCGCGGCGTGAAAAACAACCAATTCCCCGGACTAAAAGGCAATCTAGCCGCTCGTCAGGCCATGGTTATTGGCAAAACATACGCGTTCACAGCAAAAATGTCAGTTCAGGCTGACGGCACGGCTTGGAACAGCGATGCAACTTGGCGGTTAGGCACGGCATTGAATGGCCAAGATTATCAAACCGCCGTTCTTATCACTTACCTTGACGCGCCCAAACAAGTCACTGTCACTAAAACCTTTGTAGCGACAGGAACAACCTTGTTTGTGACAATAGGCAACAGCACAAATTCCAGCGGAACAGCCGGGGGGAATCCGATCTTGGATTATGTCAAGCTAGAGCAACTGGATTAATGACAAGCTGGTGGATCATCCCCGCCTATCAAAGCGGGGATGCCATCATCAATACTCAGCCCAAGCCGGGTAACTTGCTAGGATGATTCCGTTTCGGATGTAGTGGGCGCGGGTCATTCTAGCACCTCGCGGACGTGGATAAGTGGCATTCCATACGCTGTTTCAGGTCTATGCTCAAATTGGTTAAATACAAGCCCTCCAGTATGTGAAATCCAAAACTCACGCGGTTCTTTGTATTGTTTAGTTACCCGGAAGGCAATACCCACTACATTTTCAGAGTCTTCCCATCCGAAATTTTTAGCTTGTCTAGTTGATTCATGAATGGTTCCCTTATTAAGAACAATCCATTTCATTTCAACATCAGAAAGATCGTGAACAGATTCAGGCTGCACCCCATTCATCTTATGCCACTTCCCATCATTATAATTAATCATAGGCTTTCCTTCTGCGTCCAATGCTGTCCAAGTAGTCAATGCACCACCTCCTCATTCAAAAGTTTCATAATCTGCGCCATATACCCCGCAGCAACTTCAGTCGCCATAGTCTGGATCGGCACAAGGTAACACACGCGACCGTGCCACGAATCGTAAATCTGTCCCCCGTTTAGCTCAACGTAACGCATTATAACCCCCATGCGATTGTGATAGCCAGCGCCCATGATATAGAGTAGATCGCTGCTAGAATAAAGACAACGCGCGGCATCATGAGCGGGATACTACTTTGAAGAGGGGGCGTTCTCCTTTGGGCTGGTCGAAGTCCCAATCATCGCTGTAAGGGCCATTCTTGTCAACGGCGAACTTCTCGCCAGCCCCATAACCCGTCCCATCCTCCCACCCACACAACTCCACCAGATCCCCCAGCTTCAACCCCAGCTTATGCGCTGGCTGTGGTTTTTTGTAGTGGCGGCGGATTAGGTCAAAGCTAGAGTCTAGGTGGCGCGCCTTTCCTGAATCGTCATAGTAACATCCAGCATCGCCATGACTTACAAATGCAATCCAATTAGTTCTCTCTGATGTATGGGTGAAAATCTTCACAACCTGCCCATCCGCAGTTTCGTAACGCTTGCCATCTTTAAGTTTCATAGATTCTCTCCTTTTTTATTGGATTCCATTTCGCCGACCTTCATAACGACGCCAAGTAAACCACCTAGCATGTTCCTGCTGTATTCACAACTTTCGTCAAGCAAACTGTCGTATTTATTTTCCATCTCTTTTGCCGTCTCCATGATGCATTCTACAATGGTATTAATCTCTCTAGCCGGAGTGATTGCACCTGAATAAGACAACTTATCAGAAATAGAAAGCAACCAATCACACAACTTTTCAATTTCGTAGCGACCACTCATAGCTTCTCTCCTTTTGCTTTTGCGATTGCAGCGCGCGCCTCGTCCATAACTGTCAAGTCCAACCCTACAAAAATCATGGATTGAAGGCATACATCCAATGCCTCAAGCAAATCAGGCGCTGCTGCAAACAACGGCCCAAACTTTTCATCTACAAAGTGTGCGGCACTGTCAACACCTTTATTGATCCAGATAATCTCATTTCGGCTATCATACGTCAACATCCCATGCACTCCCATGCTATCTATACCCAACACCTACACCACCCCGCTTTGCCTGTCAACACGTTTCTTGCTACAATAGCGCCAAACCTCAGAGGATTTCACATGCCAGTCATTGCCCCTACCAAAGTTACTTCTATCGGCGCTGTTACTGCCGTTCAAACCACGCTTAATGGCACCGATACGCTTGTCTATAAAGAGGGTGTGTCTAAGACGCTATATCTGCGCAATCCGACTGGGGGCGCGTTGTCGCCTATTATCGACGGCGACGGTGGTACGACTGCCTATCTGCCCGGTGTTGGCAACGTCAGTGTGGCGTCTGGATTTGCTGTTGGGTCTATCGCTGCGGCTGCTACGGTTGCGATTGATCTTGCGGCAATTCGTGAGTATCTGAAAGGCGTTATTTCCATCACTGGCGGAACTGGTTTGGTGGCTATTCTGGCGGAGGAATAATGCCTAGCTACGGGTCAGATGCGGGGCTAACGGCTTACCTGACCGCAACTGGTCGGGTTCTGCCTGTTGGATATACGGAGGCTGTAGCGCGTAGTTACGGTTCTCTGTATGTTGACTCGTTTGAGGATATGTATCGCGGCTGGGCTGTAACGACGGATAACAGCTTCCCGCGTGACCTGTGGCCTACAGTTCCGGTTAATGTTGAACATGCCTCATACGAGGCGGCGTTTGCATATGCGAGTGGTGTGGCGATTTTCGGCGGTGGCGGGACGGCTGGGGGGCAGGTTATCGAGGAGCGCGTGGACGTTCTCTCGATTAAATATGCAGCCCCGCAAGACGGCTGGGGGTATTGGGAGTCGAATCGGTTTATACTGCCGCTGGCGTATGCTTTGCTTATGCCGTTTTTCAAGCGGAAAGGCGTGTTTAATGCTGCTGCCCTTGTTGTGTAATGCCTAGCGAGTTAGTCCAGCGGTTTCGCAATGACGTAGCACCCCGCCTGCTTGCTAGGTTCGGCAATGGCGGGGTAGCTACAGTTATTCGTGTATTGACGCCAAATCCTGATCCGCTGTTGCCGCCCACTGAGGACGCTACGGCTGTTGAGGTTAATGCTGTTGCGCGTGGGGTGTCGTCCAGCATTCTAACTGCCGATGCAAACCTCGTGGCTACTGATGTGCAGATTATCGTTGCGGCAATCAATTATGATCCTGCTGTTGGTGATATTGTGGAATTGAATGGCGCGGAACGGGCTGTTGTTCGTGTTGATGCTATCCCTGCCGCTGGTGACCCGGCGATTTATAGATTCTTTGTGAGGTAATTCAGTGGCTCTAACCGTTGCAACTGTATCAGGCTATATGACCAAACCGGATGGCTCTGTTTTGGAAAACGGAATCATTACGTTCACTCTGTCCGGGGTGGCTGCGTCTGATAACTATATTCTTAACTCACAGTCGGTAAGTGTTGCAACTAACTCTGTTGGGTTTTTTACTGTCTCTTTGATGCCGAATGAGGCATATGGCTATCCAACAAGCTACTCGGTTATGGGCTATGAGGTTGACTCGGTAACTGGGCTACCTCAAAAAGGGTATGATTTTGGCAGTATTCGAGTTCCATCAGGCGGTGGTAATATTGATGATTTACTGCCTGTCCCTGATTACGGCACGGTAAATACTACTAAAATTATAAAGGGAGATTCAATTTATTGGCAGACAGTTTGGGTTGATGATATTGGATACCCCATTAACTTGGCTGCGGCAACTGTAACATGTAAATTTGTGCATTCATCCGGCGTTGAGTATAGCGCTACCATTGATATGACTGGTGCTACGTCTGGTCGATTTGTTATTATTGCAAATACAAGCGCATACGTTTTAGGTCAATATGACGTTAGGATTAAAGTTATTAACGCCGGATTGACTAAAACGTCCACAGGGACTTTGAAGGTGATTGCATGAGCGCTATTGTATTTGAGGCTAACCAACCGGGTGCGATTGTATTCTCTGGTGATGCGGTGAGGGTTGATGACAGAGCTGCCGCTTCATTTAGAGGGATTACGTCCCCAGAGGCTTACGGGGCAATCGGAGATGGAGTCACCGATGACTCCGCAGCGATAAACCTAGCGGTAGCATCTGGAATGGCTGTGCAAGGGACTGCTGATTTTTATGCTATCGCGTCAACTATACAAATTCCCGCGAACGCCGTATTGTCCTGCAATCTGTTGTGGATTGGGGCCGCAAATGGCATCATGGCGCAGATCGTGGGCGATGGCGCGCGGGTCCACAACAGCAGTTTTGACGGTGATAATACGGCGCGGATTGGGATTTATGACACGGCGGGCGGGGCTATTGTCGAGGACACCGCGTTTTTCGACCTACGTTCCACTACAACCCAAGTCGTTGGTATCCACGGGTATAGCGCGGCGGCTGGGTCAATCTATCGGCGCAACACTTTTGACAATCTCGAAAGCGTTGGCGATGCAATTTTGGGCAATATGAATGGCGCTTGCCGAGCTGTCTTGTTGCAATGGACGGCTGACTTTACGCGCGGCTATGATGTCTACGAAAATACCGCGCGGAATATCATTGGAGAGGAAGGCGATGCGTTTCAGATTCTCGCGATCACCGGAACGACGTTTTATTCTTCAGCTGGGTCGAAGCTGCGGAATAACAAGGTAGTAAACCCGTCCAAACGTGGTTTTAAGGTCCAAGCGCATGACACCTATGTTACAGATAACATTGTTAAAATGCTTATCGACTACGGGACTGGGGTTACAAACTGCATCAGCGTGCAGAGCGCAAGCCGCTGCATTGTGTCTGGCAACCATGTGACGGTGACCTATGCCGGAGGGCGCGGGATTGTGCTTTCCGTGGACGCCGGGGCCGCTACGCCTGAGCAAAACCAAGTCGTCGGCAATACGGTCGTGACCAATGCTGCGGCGTCTGATTTGGCGATCTATGCGCTGTCGAGCAATTATCCCGTCATTGCGGATAACCACGTCACCAATGGCCGGGTTATTGCCGAACTGTCGATTGCCCCTGAGGTGAGCCGCAATAGCTTCTTCAACACCCTGATTTCTGGGTCGGATGGCTGCATTTCGTTCCGCTCAACATGTGTTGCCCCGGTTGCTGATAGCAATGTGCAGCACAGCGGCGATCAATATACGCTTGTGCGGTCTGACTGCCAGCGGTCTACAATCACACGCAACATCACCCGGTCGATTGATTACGTCAACCTATCGGCGGTATATCTGACGGCTGGCAACAACGTGATCGCTGATAACGTCAACGCGCTGACGGGCGTGGCTACGATCAACTACAGCGGTGCAACAAGTGCGGGCGCGCAGATCGCGGCTGTCAACAACTACAATTTGGGCATGTGATGGCATTATGTCCACAGATTAGCAGATAAGTAATGGCAACTGAATCGCAAATCGAAAAGGCATTTCTAGCAGGCGTCCGCTCAACAGTGGACGCCGCTAAATTCAATGCTTTGCGAGATGCGATTGGGCGTGGGGATTATGACGCGGCGGTAAGGGCTGTTGATATTGACGATGCTGCGTTTGATAAGATGAGGGCGCTGCTTACGGAGACATATGCACAAGGTGGAGTAAATGCCATTACAGGCACCAAATGGCCTGTGAATGTGCGCTGGAGCTCGGCAACGCCAGAGTCAGAGTTTTACGCGCGAAATGTAATAGGTGGGCATATCACGGTTATTACTAATGATATGAAAGAAGCCGTACGTTGGACTATGGGCGATGGGATTGCTCTAGGGCGGTCTAATAACCGAATCGCGCTGGATATTGTTGGTCGGGTTGGTAAATCGGGCGCTAGGGAGGGCGGCATTGTCGGGCTAAATAGGCCGCAAGCGCAATGGGTGGTTAATGCTCGGCGGTATCTGGAGGCGGGTGATTACGCGGCTTGGAATCGGCTAACTCTTAAAGACAAGCGGTTTAAGTTTTCAGTCGATAAGCCGCCAACGCCTGCGCAGATTGAACGGGCCGTGCAGCAATACTCGAATAAGATGCTGCTATCTCGCGGCCTAACAATCGCCCGCACAGAACGCGGCACGGCTATCAACCGAGGCATGATGGAGGGTTATCGGCAGGCCAGCGCTAAGACTGGTATTCCGTTGTCTGCATTTAAGAAGACGTGGGTTCACACTGGCGCGCATCGGTATGAGCGGCTTACTCACTTAGCGGCTAACGGCGAATCGGTGCAAGGGTTGAATACGCCGTTTATCATTGGCGGCACTTTTATGCAGTGTCCGCATGATGTTGGTGCGCCTGCTAGTGAGGTGGTGAACTGCGGATGTCGTTTCAAAGTTACTGTGCCAAGGAATTGGCGTAATGGCTAGAATCGGTGGATCAGCAGGCACATCGCGTGGGTTTTTGCAAGCGGTAAACAAATGGACGCGCGAGACAGAGGAAAGAAGTGAGCAAGCATTCCAGAACGCGAGCTTGGATTTCTATGACGCCTTGGCTGCCGCAACTCCCGTTGACACTGGCAACCTCCGCAACTCGCTTATTGCGTCCGTTAATAGCAGTGCATCACCGAGCGTAACAGGGCCGGGCAATACGTCATCGGACAGCACATATCGAGGTGGTGCAGAGCAATCTATCGGCAATATTATGTCGGCAAAGATTGGTGATAAGATCAGCTATATTTATTTGGCTAGTTACGCGCGCCGATTGAACTATGGGTTTACTGGGACTGACAGATTGGGCCGCATGTACTCGCAAGCCGGAAGATTTTGGATTGAGGCTGTTGGCTCTAAGTGGCGTTCTATTGCACGCGCAGCCGCCACTAGATTGAGGATGAAAATGAAATGACAAATGCAGACGGCAAACTATGGCTCGCCCTTCTATCCCGCATAACCGCATGGGTTGAAACGCCCGTCATGCTACCTGACACTGTATTCAATGCAACGGCTAATCAAGCATACCTAATAGTGCAGCCAGTCAACTTATCAACCGATGATCGCACAATTCAATTCGATTGTGGCGATGAGTTTCGCGGCATCCTGAATATATCCGTTATGGCCCCCCTTGGTTGGTCTTATTCGCAGCATGTAGGATTGGCGTCTAGGGTTTGTGACTTTTTCCCGGCTGGCGCTGTGTATGCTTATCAAGACGCGCGAGTGACCGTTTATTCCCGCGCCCGATCATTAGGCGCGCCTAGGTTGGATCAAAGCTGGAATCGCGTTGAGGTGCAGGTGCCTTGGCGGGCGTGGGGCTGAATTGCCGTAATGCGCGCTGTGTTGTATATTAACGTCAACTTATCATACGAGGATTTCGATTTTGGCAGAAAAGACGTTCGGGCGAGGCCAGACTTTTGAAGTTTGCGTA